TCCACTCTTAGATGTGTAATCTCCGTCTCTTTTATGGCAGATAAAACAAAGAGATTAGGGAACAGATATATTTATCTAGGTACGGACCCTGAATTCTTCTTTCAAAAAGGAGGAAAAATAATTGGGGCAGAAAAGGTAATGCCAGCAAGGGGGATTCCTTATGAGCCTGGTAGTTGCCATAAAAGAGACGGAGATTACACATCTAAGAGTGGAAGTAAAAGTAGGTTTATTATTGATGGAGTGCAAGCGGAGATGAATCCAAGACCAAATACTTGTAGGGCTAACTTGGCTAATGAGATTAGTGCTTGTTTCAATAAATTACATCAGGAATTAAATAACAACGGAGAAATTGAAGTAGATTTTTCTGGTGTGATTGAAGTAAGTGATGAGGAGTTTGATAGTCTAAGTGAGAAGTCAAAAAGGTTTGGCTGTGATCCAGATTTTAACATCTATAAGAAGAAAATGAATAAGGTAAAGGTAGACCCAAAGGTGTATCGTAAGAGAAGTGCTGGTGGACATATACATCTTGGTTGTGATGATTATTCTGTAAATATTGGAGGTTCAAGAAAAACTGAAGAATTAGGTAAGTTTAGTTTACATGAAATTCAACATGGGAAAGAAATCAGTGAAGAAGTTAGAAAGAAATTAGGCTTAAAAGAAGGTAAGTATATTGTTAAGCTTGATGGAATTGCCCGGGCACTTCAAAAACCTGAAAGGGTTCTTCCTATCTTAGATATACTTGTAGGAAATACTTGTGTATTGATAGATAGGGATAAAAATGCATCAGAGAGAAGAAAGGTTTATGGTAGGGCTGGAGATTACAGATTACCGCCTCACGGTATAGAGTATAGGACGCTATCTAACTTCTGGTTACGGTCATACCCAATGATGTCGTTTGTATTTGGTATGGCAAGGATGGCAGTAATGGTGGTAGCTGAAAATATCGAATATGGTAGTGTGTGGGAATGTAAATTGAAGGAGGCAGTCAATTGGAAAGACATTGAAAAAGCGATAAATAAAAATGATTTTGATTTGGCTATGTCAAACTTTAATAAGATTGTTCCTATCATTGAGGACATGGTTAACGGTGGTAGTAATCATTTTCCGTTAGCTAAAGGAAGAATTGAACCATTTAGATATTTTGTTGAGAAGGGGCTTGACTATTGGTTCAAAGAGGATATACTACAACATTGGGTTAAACTGCTTGAAGGTCATGGACATGGGTGGGAAACATATTGTGATAGAACAGTGAAGCCTAAAATGCAAAGAAAGGAGGTGAAAGTTTGAAAAAGCTAGGGATATACTCAAAAGTAGCACGGCTGAAATATGCTATAGCTTGGTTGTTGAATGAATTACGACCAAAATGTTACTTCTGTGGAGAACCTATGACATTAGAGGATATTGCTAAAAACAAATTCTCTATACACCATAAGAACCACAACAGGGATAACAATGCTCAAGAAAATTTAAGGTTATGTCATAGGAGTTGTCACAGAAGGTATCACAGAAACTTGGAAGTAGCTAAGAATGAACAGGAAAAGAGAGAGATATACGCAAATCTGTAAGGGGAGGTTACTATGAAACTACTGAATGAAGAACAGTTGGACGCTGTACGCTACAAGTGTTGGAAAAATAAGAAAAAGGGAGGTAGAAAACCAAAAGAGATTAGATTCTTTAGAGGATGTAAAAAGTCTAAAAGGAGTAGGCATCAAATAAGGAACATACCCCAGGGTTTTAGTACAATCAATTGGAATGGAATATTTATTGGGCGAGGTATGAGGAAAATGAAGGAATTAAGATAAAAGGAGGTGTTCGTATGAAGGCTTTGGGAGTTTGTTTAATTATTCTCGGTATTGTTTTGGGTCTTTGGCTTGGAATCTGGTTTCTGTTTATAGGTGGAATAATCCAATTCATCAATGCAATTAAGGCTTCTCCAGTCAATGCAATGGGTATTGCTTTAGGTTTACTTCGAGTGGTTTGTGCAAGTCCAGTTGGCTGGATTTCTTTTGTATTGGTTACAGGTATTGGATGTGGTATGGTAAGCGAATACTAATATGGCACAAATATATTACAATAATCAATATTATAACTACTGTAATTCTTATACAAGGTCAAGAGAAAAACGGACTAAAAAGAATGGATTTAAAAAAGGAGATAAGGTAGTTTGTATTGATGAAATGTTGAATAAGAATGGTTTTAAAGTCATGTTATTTGAAATAAATGATTTAGCAAGTAATGTTATAGCAATTACTGGAGTCAAAGATGGAATAGGTTATGGGGTGCATGACGAAAATTATTTTAAAAAGGCAGAAAATGAAAACTGTCCTAATATAATTATACTTGAATGAGAACTAAATTTAGAGTAGGTAATAGAGTTAGTATTGCTGGCTATAGAGGTACTATAATTAAAATAGAAGAAACTCATATTACTACTAGGTGGGATAATCATGGTAAAAAGATAGCCAGAGATAGAAGAGATTTTGTGGAAAGAAGTTTTAAATTGATTGGTGATACTAATCCAAACAGTAAAATAATATTAAATGCAGATTAAAGAAATAGAAATTGGTAGGAGAGTAAGATGTAATTGTGGTTGTGGCTGTGTAGGAAAAATAGTTGATACAGTTCCATTTGAGTATGGATATATACTAGTTAAATGGGATAATAAACATCAAGAAAAGTTTAATATAAAAATGTTAGAAATATTTACTGGTAATGCTAATCCAAATAGCAAGATACTGATACAGGAATAGCTAAAATCAAGCGAGGATAGTGCTAGGTTGCACGAAACTATAAAGAAAGAGGTATTCCATGGCTATATGTCCAAGATGTAATGAGGAAGTTCATGAATTAGTTAATGTCTGTAATAGGACTACGTTCTATAATGCTTATTTAGATGATTATGGAGACATGAGATATACTAATGAAGATTATGGCGAAGTTGATGATAGTTATTATGAATGTCCTCAATGTGGTGAGACTTTATTCTATGATGAAGATTCGGCAATAGGATTTTTAAAACAGGCTACTGAAGAAGGTGAAGAGGGCACAGAAGGCCAAACAAATCCAAATAATAATATAGTTTTACAAGAGGAGCAAAATGGGTCGTTGTCCAGAGTGTGGCGAACATATTGAAAGTTTAATTTATATTACCTATTATGATGTGGTTTATCATGAAACTTATAAGCCTGGTAATTTTGTAGGTGATATAGAGGAAGTAGATAATTATCTTCAGGAAGCTAAGTTTAATTGTCCAGAATGTGGTGAGACATTGTGTAGAGGTGAAGATGAGGCAAGAGAAATATTAGAAGATGATGATGAAGAGAATGAGGAAGAACAGCAAGATAATAGACCTGGAGTTGGCAATCCAAATAATAATATTAGAGTGATGGTGGAAGAATGAAGAGAAAAGAGGTAAGATTAGGCTTACGAGTATATTTTATTCATAATGCTAATAATAGAGAGGAAAGTATTAAACAGTATGCTGGAACTATCTCTTATGTAGATGATTTTGGGTTTAATGTAAACTATGATAAACATGATACTTATGACTATAGTATGGAAGAGGTAAACAGATTCGGAGTAATAGGAAAGGTCAACCCTAATAATAAAATTGTAATACAGGAGTAATATGCTTCTATATATATTCCTAATTTTTATATTGTTTATTGTGGCATTGTGTTGTTGTAATCATGGAAAAAAATTTAATGATTTATTCAAATGAAAAAAAAAGTATAAATTCAGAATTGGACAAAGAGTAAAAGTTAGGGGCGGCTGGCTTGGATATAAAGGAATTATAGTTGGCAAAACTAATACTGGAAGACAATATAAAGTTAGAATAAAACATAGAAATAATTATACATCTGTATATCACTACTATGGGAGACGTTTAGAGTTAATTGGAGAGACAAATCCAAATAATAATATCGTTATTAGGGAGGTGTAAACATGAAAGAAGGTTTCTGTATAGGCGAGTATGTTGAAGTAAATGAAAGGGGAAAAGAATATACTTATGCCAAACAAGGGTCGCAAGGTAGAGTAGTTGGTTTTAATACTGATGAAAATACAGGCGAAAAAGTAGTTATGGTTCGTTTTAATAAAATAAGTGAGCCCTGGGATGGCGGTGAAGATAAGGATATTAATCCTATTTGGCCTGTCTATGAAAATAGTATTGAAAAGATAGCTAAGAAACAGAAATCTAAACTGGTATCTGGAAGAAAACAATACCAGTGTGATGATTGTGGTACATGGGATCTGGCTGTAAACATGAAAAAACCTAATGGATATTATGTGTGTCAGTCTTGTTTATCAAACTATAAAAAATGTAAAGGTTGTGGCGAGTGGATGTTAAAGAAAATGGTGAAGCAGACAAGAGATGGATACTATTTCTGTAAACCATGTCATAAGGAACACTTCACATTATGTTATGAATGTAATAACGAGGTCTTAAAAACAAGAGCTAAGAAAGGAATAGATGATAGGTTATATTGTCCATCTTGTTTTGAAAAGACTTTTGGTACTTGTCATATTTGTGGTGATGTGTTTTTCAGAAATGAATTAAGACATCAAACAAGGGCTGGTGAACATATATGTAGGACTTGTTATGAAGCACAAAGGACAATAAAACCTTATAACTATACACCAAGGAAATTTCAATGTAATAAGAATCCCTGGGACAATACTTTATTACTTGGAGTTGAATTAGAAATACAACATAAGAATTATTTGGAAAAAGCAGAACAATTAAAAGATTTCTTAGGACAAGAAAAACTTTATAATTACTACTACTTCAAAGATGATGGTAGTTTGAAAGATAAGGAAGGGAGAAGAAATGGATTTGAGATAGTATCACAGCCTTCGAGCTTACAGCATATTCATAAGAACTTGAGGTTCAAATACATACTTGATTGGCTAATTAAAAATAAATTCGTATCTTATTGGGGAGAGAAATCTGGATTACATGTGCATATATCAAGAGACTTCTTTACTAATGAAGAAATTAAAAAATTAAGGGCTTTCTGTTCGACTAACTACGAAAGAATTTATCAGTTTGGCAAGAGAGGCTCACAAGGTAACGAGTATTGCGGGAAAGAAAACTTTAACAAGGATGCATTGAAAAGTAAAAAATTTCTAGGACAACCAGGACGTCATTGTGGCGTAAATGTTAATACACAAAAATCAACAATAGAATTTAGAATGTTTAGAGGTACATTATTATATAGTAGGTTTTTGGCTACATTACAATTTTGTGATGCCTTATCACATTTTGTAAAAGAATCTGGTAGTACAATAATGTTAGATTACAGAAAATCATGGGGCGAATTTAAATTGTGGATAGAAAATAAAAACAGGTATGAACATCTTGTTAAATACCTAAAAAGAAATGCATTATAAGGAGGTGGCGTAAATGTGTGTTATTGTTTGTAAGCAGAAAGGCAGTGTTTTACCACCAAGTGACCATCTGGTAAACTGTCAGGACAAGAACAGAGATGGAATTGGAGTATGTTATCATAAAGAAGGAGGTGACAAGCGGGTAATTATAAAAAAGGATTTTAAAAACGTACAACACCTGATATACTGGTTACATAAAGAAATCAAAAAAGAGGATGCTATTATCATTCACTTTAGAAATGCTACAGTAGGTTTGGAAGATGAAGGTAATAGACACCCTTATCCAGTTACAAATAGCAAGGAGTTGATTAGAGAAGTAAACTTAAAATGTAAAATGGCTGTTGCTCATAATGGTGTGTTTAGCAATCATACTGATAGGAGCAAAGATAATATTTTTAGCGACTCACAAAAATTTGTGATGGATATATTATCTAACAACATAGTTAAAAATAATATTTACACCAATGAGGCTATAGGTAAATTAATTAAGGGTTATATAGGATCAAACAAATTAGCTTTCATGAATAAAGAAGGCAAAATAATGTTGTTTGGTGATTATGAAAAAGAAATGGTAGAAAAAACAGAGCTTTATTATAGCAATACAAACTATAAGAAAAGTATTGTGTATTATGGTTTTCACCGTTATCATGGTGGAGATTATGCTAGTCGTAATTACTATGATGAACACTTGAGAGATAATGCTTTAGGTAATCAAGGGCTACTTACAAATTTAAAAGATATTGATAAAGAAGTAGATGGTGATATTTCTGAAATTGAAAAACAAATAAATAGCCAACATAGAATTGAAATTTACAGGAAAAACCATGTAGAAGTTATAGGACATTGTGAAAACTGTCATGGTTATCATACTATTTGGCCTGTAAAGGACCCAAATAATGAGGATGTTTATCTTTGTAGAAAGTGTAGAAAGAAAGTTAGGAAAGGAAAATTAAAATTAGAGACAAGGTTATGTTCTCATTGTGAAAGGCCACATTTTATTTCTAATTTGGTATTTAAATACAATGAGTTTCCTTTATGTAAGGATTGTATATATCAGTATGGAAATATTTAAAAGGAGGTAAGATAATGGACACGAAGAAACTAAAAGATGCGATTGAGGTTGAGTATAAAGCGTTAACAAGGGAAGAAGGGGGGATAAATGAGTAGAGAAAGTATGTCAAGAGTTTATAAATTCAGGGCATGGGATAACTTTAATAAAATTATGATGTATTCAGAAAGTTATATTTCTGTCCTACTGACTTATGCTTTAAAAGGAAAAGAGCCTCCCAATGGTATTCTCATGCAATTCACCGGACTCAAGGATAAGAACGGCAAGGAAATTTATGAGGGGGATATAATTATATGTTTAAGCAGAGTTGGCTATTGTCCAGATGGATGTAAAGGAGGTTTTCATTCCTGTGGCATAATTGCTGGTATAGTAGAATGGTACCCAGCAGAATGGTGCCTTGTTAAAGCTAAAGAAATAGGATGGATACAAACAGACATAGACCACGATACTGATGAACTTATAACAAAAGCGAAAAAATGTATAGAATTTGGAGATAAAAATTTATCTTTATCAGAGCATAGCTATTTTGAAATTATCGGCAACATCTACGAGAACCCAGAACTATTACCAAAGGACTGAACAATGAAGGTAGCCATTAAAAACCATATACTGGAGGAGGTATAGTGAAGTATTACGTTCTTACTCGGGACTTTAGTTTCAAGAATCCAAAAAAACAATTTACTTTTAATACGGTTAATGCGAAAAATAAGGAGAAAGCCTGGGAGCTTGTTGAACTTGATGTTGAACCTAACATGGGTCAGTTATGGTTAATGACAAAAAAAGAATTAGAGGCATTGAAAGAAACATTGGAGAAAAATGGGCATTTTAGATTGGTTCTTTAAACCATTTACTGAAGTATTTGAGAAGGAAGAGAAAGATAGGAGTAGAATAATTCCGCCTGCATCAAGTATATACAGACCAAGAACATTTGAGGAGTATATAGGGCAGGAGAACGGTAAGAGACTTCTAACTCAATATATAAAAGCTGTTCAGGATAGAGATATGGTATTTCCCCACACTCTTATCCATGGTAAAGCTGGAATGGGTAAGACCACTCTGGCTAGAATTATAGCTAACAATTTAGGTGTGGATTTAAAGGAGATGATTACAAGTGATGTAACGGACATTAATACTATTGTAAATGCTGTCAATGGTATGTATGAAGGTATTATTTTCTTAGATGAAATACATTCTATTAGTAGAGATAATGCGGAGAAATTATATACTGTAATGGAAGATTTCATTTATAACAATGAAAAGATTTTACCATTCACATTAATGGGAGCGACTACTGAACTAGGTGAAATACTGAAAAGTAGGAGGCCATTTTATGATAGGTTTAAAATCATCATAGAGCTGGAGAACTATACTAAAGAAGATTTAATGAAGATAGGTAGACAGTATAAAGACCATACATTTAAAGAGGATAACTTAGATACTTGGCTGTATGAATTGATGGCAGTCAATTGTCGTGGCACTCCGAGATTTCTATTGAGGTTGCTTGATGCAACTATATACTTTGACGGTGATATTTATGAAGTCTTGAAAAGCTTTGGTATAATTAAGAATGGTTATACAGAAAAAGATTTAAAGGTATTAAAGTATATTACAACAGCAAAAACTGTTGGGCTACAAGGTATTGCATCATTCTTGGATACATCTACTGAAAATTATTTGTATGAAATGGAACCATATTTATTACAGAATGGGGTAATAACAAGAACTGCAAGAGGTAGAAGAATAACTGAATATGGCCAAACAATGATAGAAGAATTAGAGAAGTTTAAAAATGAAGTTTAAAGATTTAAAAGTAGGTAGAAGAATACAATGGGTTGATAATACTTTTCTTGACCGTCCTATTCTTACTGGCAGAATAAGTTGTTTGGATTGCGAGCGACAGTTTTGTGTTGATAGAGATGATGGACAAACTGGTGGAGGTTGTAAATGTCAATGGGTATTGGATATGGAAGGTAAAAAATATGATGATATAAGATTTATTGGCACTAATCCAAATAATAGTATAATATTATCAGAGGAGTTTTAGGTATAGGTGTTCCCCAGGTAACCGCGACCATAGATGCGGCCGCAGCCAGGGATTTTTATTTTCAGAAAAAATGAATAAATATTATTTTAAATGTAGATATTGTGGAAGACCTGTTTTATTTTTCAAAGAAGGATTTAAACCTAAAAACGCAGAAATTATAGATATAAGTACTGTAGAATGGGTTAATGGTTTTAAACAAAAAGAAGGAGATGCTGTTAAATGTCAATATTGTAAAGAGGTTATTAGATATGGATTTGATTGTAAAGATTTAAAAGAAGGTAGTTTTAATAGTAATTCTACAATATTAGTGGAGGTATAGTTATGTTTATCGCAGGAACTAGAAGAGGAGAAATGGCAGTCAATTTGGCTTTTCATTTACAAAATTGTGAAGGAGGATATGAAATTCCTGAAGATTGTAATTTTTTAGTAAATTATGGTAGAGGTAATATGCCAAACGCCGATTTAAATCCACATCTTATAGGAAACAAACTAACACAACTTAAAGTATTCAGAGACAATGGGTTACAAATACCAGATTTTTATCCTATAAACTGGAATGTAAGTAGGCATTATCATTATCCGTTAATTGCAAGAAAATATTTTCATACTAAAGGTAAAGATGCAATATTTCTAAAGACAAGAGGGAGTTGGAGAAAGAGATTAAGGAGAGTGGCAACAAGACACTACTTTGTTAAATATATTCCTAAAGCAGAGGAGTTTAGAGTTCATGTATGTGGAGAGGAAGTTATAGGAATCTCTACTAAAGTTCCATTTGAAGATGAGGTTCAACATCCGCATATTTGGAGTAGAGATAGAGGGTGGGGTCAAGTAGATTATAATGGACCTCATGCTGAAAAATTATGTGAATTAGGAGTTAAAGCTCTCAAGGCGTTAAAGTATGATTTTGGGGCAGTAGATATATTTTTAGGGAAAGATGGAAAGTTTTATTTGTTAGAAGTAAATTCTGCACCAAGATTAAACAGGAGAAGAAGGAAGTTGTATGCACAATTCTTTAGAAAAAAATATCATGAAAAATATCCAAGGAGAAGATAATGCCATTTGTTGATGGAGTATGGATTGATGATTTAGATAATCCACAAGAAATACATGTAGAATTTAATGGTGAACAAATTGATGAGACTACTGAATTTAATCCAGGGGATCATGTATTTAATGGAACTCACACTGGTGAAGTGCCAACTGATGGTTATATAACAGTAGATTTTGCTACTACAGATGTAAACCAGGTACATGAAGGGAATGAACCACAAATATATTATAAATATTATACTCATTGTTTAAATGAATCAAAAAAGAAACTATTTGATAAGAAAAAATACATAAATAAGTATATTGAAATAGAAAACCCAATTGAGAGAGGTGTTCTTAGAGGTAAAGTAATAGATATTCACGAAAGAATATTTGTTATTAATGTTATAATAGAATATTTTAATGGTAGACAAGAAACTTGGACTATATGTAATGAGGAAGAAATTAAATTTATAGGAAATGATAATCCTTTACTTTTAAATAGTTACTAAATTCTTCTACTATATTCATAATACAACTATTTAAAAGTAAAGGATTATCATTGGAATTACTATTATTGTGTAAGACGGTTTATAAAATATTGTAAGGACAATGATATTAACTATCAAGAATTTGATTATTCAGATTACACGGATTATATTCTTTATTTGAGAGATTATAATTATGAGAATGGTACAATAAATAATACAATAAAATCAATACGTTTCTTTTATAGGTGGTTGATAGACAGAGGGTTATATAAAGCAGAAAAACTTGAAGATATATTAAAAATAAAATTATTAAAAGAACCAATAAGAGTACATGAATATATAGATGAGGGAGAACTAAAAGATTTAATATCAATGGGTATGTCTTTCTGTTATTTTATGGACCCATATAAATTAAAAACAATACTTTTATTTATGTACTATACAGGATTAAGAAAACAGGAGATAGTAAATTTAAAGAGAGAAAATTTTGACTTTGATAAAATGACTGTATATGTTAAAGGTAAAACAAAAAATAGAAGAGAAAGAGAAGTACCAATTACAAAAAAGCTAGTGAAAATAATAAAAGAGTATTTTAATAAAGATAAAGAAGTAAAAAATGCTTTTAATGTTACTGGTGCCCAATTAAGACATTTAATAAAAGACTTACAAGATTTTATGCCTTCAGGTAGGAGATTAACAGTACATATGTTTAGGCATAGTTATGGTAGAATGTTAGCAAGAAATAAAATAAATGTGAGAATAGCACAAAAACTGTTAGGACATAAAAGCATACATTCTACTTTAATATATTATGATGTTACCATTGATGAGGCTAAACAAGCATATTGGGAGAAATTTGGATGAGAAATTTAAAAATTGGAGATGTTGTTTCGACTGAAAATAATCAAAAATTTGTAATTTTAGATATAAAAGAGTGTATTGGAGGATATAATTGTCCAGTAAAAGGTTGTCCTGGTAGAATTAATGATAGATGTTATGGACATGTTGGGCCTCTTAGATATGGTTTAAAATTATATGGAACAAGAAATCCAAATAGTAATATAGTAATACAGGAGGTGTAATAATGCATAGGTATGATTTGACTACTAAGGAAGGTATTAACAGTTTTATTGAAAATGAATTAGGGTACATTGAAGGTCTTATAGCTAATATGTACAGGAAGAATAAAAATGATTATAAGGTTTTAGGGTATGAAATAGAAGATTTAATTCAAGAGGCTTACATTTGGGCATACGAAAAGCTAAGTAGTGGTTTTAAGGTTACTGATGTGGAACATGCAAGAAAGAAAATGACTCTTGAAATTAAGGGTAGGATGAGCAATCTTATAAATAAAGCTAAGAATGAACTGAAAACTATTGGTAGCTGTAAAGTATATCGAGATACAGACAATAAGAACAATGAGGATTTTATACTTGACACTCAGAATGACTCACTTGAGGAACATATTTCTCAATATCTAAATAATGACAAATTTGCCATAAAAATAGAGGAATTAAGAGGCTTTTTGACTGATGTAGAGTATAGTATATTATACAAAAGGGTGAAAGAAAGTAAGGGGTATAGAAAAATATCAAAAGAATTAAGAAAGGAGGGAATATTCCTTGAAAAAAGCCGAGTTTTCCATATTTATAATGATGAAATAATCCCCAAATGTAAGAAAATTCTGCTAAAATAATCAAAATAGTAGTGGACAAATCGCAATCTCGATATATAATAATAATAGAGAGTAGTTTTAAGTGTCGGAGGTTAAATTATGCTTATAAATAAAGGTGATTTTGCTAAGTTCTTGAAAGTCATAAGGTTAAAAGATGAGGCTGAAAATAATGAAATTATACTGAATTTTGGTGAAAATGGGCTCAGAGCGGTAGGGTCTTCGGCATCAAAAGTAGTTGCAGTAAGAGGCTTACTAAAGGTAGATACAGGGAATATAGGAGAGGTAGGTATAGAGAATATTAAATTACTACAAAGTTGCGTAGGGAATCTAGGCGAGGAAATTGACTTAGCCAAAAAAGATAATAAGTTAATCCTCAAAGGAGATAAAGTCAAAATATCTTACATCACACAAAATCCCGCCTATATCAAAAACAAATTAAATAATGATAAGTTTAGTTTTTTACTGGAAGCTACTTCTGATAAGGAGATAAAACTCTCTCCTGAACAGGTAAAAAAGATAGTATCTTACTTTAATTCCATAGGTTCAGATACAGTAGTTCTCTACAGTCAAGACGGTAAGTTAAAACTGAAAACTGAAAAGAATGAGAATGAATTGGTAGCTACAATAGATACTGCGGTAGAAGAAGAATTTAGAATAAGTTTACCAAGAGTATTTATTGGAATACTTTCTTTATTTGATGAGGGAGTATCATTGAAATTAAAGAAGGAAACACCAGCCTGTATAAAAGTAGATAATGATAAATATAAGTTTGAGGTTTTGGTAGCAAGGAAAAAATAATGAACGAATTACAAAACTTAATTTGGACTGAGAAGTATAGACCTTCTACATTATCTGAGGTTATACTTGATCCTAACAGGAGAAGTGTAATTGAAAGAAGCATGGAGAAAAACTCTATGCCTTCTTTTATCTTTTATTCATCTAAACCTGGAACTGGTAAAACATCTACTGCAAAGGCTATGATTAATGATTTGGAATGTGACCATTTATTAATTAATAGTAGTGATGAAAGAGGGATAGATGTTATAAGGGATAAGATAAAGGCGTTTGCTACTGCTCTGTCTTCTAATGGGAAACAAAGATGTATATTTTTAGATGAGGCAGACGGTTTAACTAAAGTTGCTCAAGATAGTCTTAGAAATCTAATGGAAACATATACGGATAATTGTTTCTTTATATTATCTTGTAATGATGTTATGAAGGTTATAGAACCTATAAGAAGTAGGTGTCTAGTGTTAAACTTTGATACTCCACCTATGGAAGAAGTAGAAAAGAAAGTGCTTGAAATTTTGGACAAAGAAGAGTATAATGCTGGTGATATATATAAGTTAATTAAGTATCACTATCCAGATATTAGGTCTATTATAAAGACACTACAAGAGGGTAATCTTAGAGGAAAAGAATTAGATACTTCTGAGTGTGGCATGGATGCTATGCTGGAAGCTATTAAAAAGAAAGATTTAGATTACTTATACAAAACTGTATATTCTGGTAAATTCGATATAATGGTTTTTAATAAGTGGCTTTTCAGGCATGTGTTTGAAAACGCTACTCAGTATGGATTTAAGAAATGTTCTGATATAGCTGATAAACTTGCGGATACAGAGAAGTCTTGGAATCAAGGTGCTAATCTGGAAGTAGTTTTTATTAGTAATATATTAAGAATAATGGATCTCTTATAATTTTATATAGATTGGTTGGTAGTGTGAGCGAAAAGAACCTCTGAATGCAAGTAGGAGGCACAATTCTTAATAGCCATTACCAACCTAAGTATTCATTATGGATTTATTTGGCTTAATTAGAACTATTTATGAAAAGAAGGGATTAGAAGAGGAAGTAAGTACAACAGATATTGTTTTACTAAACAGGTGGCTTTCTTTTGATCGGTGGAATATTGGTCGAGTAAGAAAGGTAATGAAATATCTTTTCTTTGTAGAGCCAATTCATTACTTTTATTTACTTTATTTTAATATGCCACAAGTTGGAAGAGCGCCATTTTTAAAAAGTTATAAGAAAGAGAAGGATAAAGAAGATAAAGTATTTAATAAGATAGCTTATACTCTAGATTGGAGCAACAAAGAATTTGAGTTGAATAAAAACATATTAAATAAAGTTATTGATAAGAAGTATTGGAAGAAAGAGTTAGGAGTTAAATGAAACTAAACCATATTTATAATGGTGATTGTTTTGAAATAATAAAAACGTTTGAAACTAACTCGGTTGATTTTTCATTAACAAGTCCACCATACAATTTATATAGGTCAATTAGGCCAAAGAGTGAAGGTAAGAAAAGAATTAAACAAGTGTATGATGGTTATTCTGACAACCTTTCAGAAGAGGAATATGAAGAGTTCTTGGTTAGTATTATTAATGAGTTAATAAGAGTATCCAGGAAGCAGGTATTTTTTAATATACAATATTTATCAAATACAAAATCAACGTTGTTTAAATTGTTAGGAGGTTTTAGAAATCAAATCAAAGACTTGCTAATATGGCATAAACAACCTTCTAATCCAGCAATCAAGGAAAATGTATTAACACATAACTATGAATTTGTTATAGTGTTTGATAAGAATAATATAAGTAGGTCTTATGAAGGTTTAAAATTTGACAGAAGAGGAAAAGACACTACTTGCTTTATAGAAAAGACAAACTCTTTTGTAAATAAAGAAAGGTTTAATTGTGAAGGCAACTTTGCTATTATGAGTATTCAAGTAGCAAGGAGATTAATACAAACATTTACAAAAGAAAACGAAATAGTACTTGACCCGTTTATGGGATCTGGTACTACAGCGTTAGCATGTGTAGAATCGAGTAGGCAGTATGTAGGGATTGAAATTAATAAGGACACTATTGATATTGCTAATAGAAGATTAGAAGTTAAAAACAATACGGATGTTTTATTTTGAAGACTGAAGGTATACATATAATCTTAGACATATGGTTAACTAAGAATATCCCATGGAGAAAACTAAAAAATGTTTTTGCTAAACTACTAACAGATAGTGGGCAAATGATATTAAGTTTTCAGGAGTGGGAATATCATCCTTATGGAAACTCTGGAGTATTTCTAATAGCGGCCAGCCACGCAAGTATTCATACATATCCAGAGCATAAATATGTATCATTTGATATTTATTCTTGTAAAACGGATTTTAATTATACACAACTAATTAAAAGATTATATGGTATGATTACTATAGAATCTACTAATGTAACGTTTGTGAACAGAGGAAGGAGAAAAACATGAAAGCGTTTGACACATTTATAGAGTTGGTGAAGGATCAATTTACTTATGGTGGAAAGAAATATGCGTTAGATGATAAGAGAGAAAGTACTGATATATTATTTGATAATCATGGAAAGAATTGGTTATTTGGTACAATAGATAAATATACTTTTAGATATAAGAATCTGGAAAGAGAAAGGGATTTATTAAAGATAGCTACCTACATGTATATAATATGGCTCAAGAGAGGTTACTTTTTGCAAGAGAGAGGTGTAGATGCACCAATTGATACTAATATTAAGATTAAGACAGAAGAGTTTGATAATTTTGTGGGAGTTATAAATAATTATTATAGTAAATTTCAACCAGAATTGAAAGGTGTTGAAAATAGATTAGGCTTAATATCTGATATACTTGCAGGATTTTCTTCTATTGATTGGGTTTCAGTATTAGAGAATCATTTAGCACAAGTTTTCTGTCTTACATTTGAAGAATGGCTTATTAAATATAGTCGCAAAAAGAAACACGACACCGACACCTGGAATAATGAGGCTAAGAATGAAACAACAAAAGTATGAAATATATAACGAAGAAACTGACACTCTTGAGGAAATAGAAATTTACGGATTCTGTCATTATTGTCATGACCCAATAAGAACTGATGAGAAGTGGGAACGGCATAGAAAGTCCTTATATCATAAAGAGTGTTGGGAACAGTTTAAAAATTGAAAGAACTAGGAATAAAATTGTGAAATATATATTTATCGACTGGGGTTGGTACATGCACTCAAGTATATTTGCATGGAAGAATAGAAAACAAATCCCTGCAACATATACTTGTCTTACTATGATTCTAGGAGATTTAAGAAAAGTGGGAGTTGATGAGGAAGATATTATAATTATAGCAACAGATAAAGGTAGAAGTTGGAGGAAAGATGTTGACACTGAATATAAATCTACTAGAAAAGGGAAAAGAGATGCTCAAAGAGAAATTCCATGGAACAGGATGTTTGAGGACTTTAACAAACTTCTTGACAATCTTGACGCTAACACTCCTTGGCATGTGGTTGGTATTAATTCTCTTGAGGCTGATGATATTATTTCTTATAGTGTTAGATATTTCAAGGATTCTCCCTGTGTAATAATGAGTACTGATGCGGATTTTGAACAACTATTCGCATTTGAGAATGTAAGGATATATTCTCCACACTCAAAGAAAAAGTGTTACAAAAAACCACCAAAAAATCCTTATAAAATTATAGAAAAAAAGATTCAAAAGGAGGTGTCGGATGACTTAGTAAGTCCAGTACTAAATGAGGCTGATTATAAAAGGAGATATTTGATTATAAATTTGTTAAAGTTACCAGATGAGATTGAGAGATTGATTGAGGAACAGCTAAAGTTTTTGCCTAGGAAAGATTTTGATTTTTCGAGATTACCTTATTCAAGTTTAATTGGTAGATTTGAAAACATTTACAAACAAGACAAGGTAATCACGTTTGAACAATCAATGGAGAAGTACGAGAAGAAGAAAAAGAAACGTAAGCAGACCAAGTTAATTTAAGGAGAAAATCATGGTCTTAATTAATCAAAAAATTTGTAGTATCTGTAAATCACCAAAATGTGATGGTCAAGAGTATATTACAGAAGATATGTATGGCGGTTATGGTCTTCATATAGGACAAGAAAAAGTGTGCAAGAATACCAAAGGAGTTTTCTTTTCTAAAGAAAACAATCATTTAATGTATAAATTAGTTTGTGGTGATGGAGATTATAGGTATTATTTTGTTTTTCTTATCTCTATTACTAAAACTAATATGAAAAAATGTCTCAAAAAACTCAGAACATTACAAAAAAGAAATATCTGTTAAGGATATGCAGAAGATTGTTGATGCGAACGAAAAATTAGTTAATGAGTAAAAACTTTAAATTACCTTCAGTAGTAGCTGTAAAAAATGTGAAAAAAGGTTACACGGTTCTCTACGATATCCTGTGTAGATCATCTTCCTGGTCCTATAAAAATAAAGCTTTTGGTAGGTTTAATCCTATTAAAAGTAGCATAGAACTAACTATTAAGGTTCCAGA